ACCAACTGACCGAGGTACTTTGTCTTGTTTATCCGTGGTGACTCCCAACCTACCCCGTAAGGGTTGCTAACAGTTACGATTGTAAATCTTTCCTTGTTTTCAGCCGTGGCGAATCCGTTTACAAAGATTCCGTTTTCTGCTTTCTCATTAAGTCCACCGAGGTAAACCACAAGCGGCCCTTTGTTTTGGGAGTGAATAAAAAACGGCTGTCCTGATGGTGTTGTGCTTTTGGTCATCTTTTGGAATAAAGTAAGATATAGAATTCCTCGAAAGTGTAGTCTTTAACCTCTCCGTTTTTATGCTTCACCCGAACATCAACAAACTTTACACTTTCATTATAGGATATTTTGTAATGCTTTGCCCATCGCATGAAGTTCTTTTCAGTAAGGTTAGGCTCACTGAATTCAAGAGCATCCCGCATAAATTGAATTTCATCGGTATCACTTTTCCACTCAGGGCAGAAGTAAAGACAGATGACTGTAGACACGGATTCACCAACCTGAAATCTGTTATCTGGTTTTGGTGTGCTATTATAAAATGAAAGGTTCTGCCCAAAGCACACCGAGGAAACAAAGAGAAGTAAGAAGAGTATTTTTTTCATGGTATTTCTAGTTGCAAATCATCACCTAAATCTAATTGACCCTGGTAGCTCAAATGAACTGAATCTCCCGGGCGTGTTCCTAACGCATCGGTATCAATCAATACACATCTGTCACACGAACTTACAAAATTATCCTGTTGGGTTCTAACGTTGTTTGTATATGGTTCGGGGTTTCCCGAATGAATCCGACAAATAAGCCGTGGCGGGGTTTGTCCAGTGCCTAATTCTGCATCAAGTTCATCGAAAAATACGTCTGCACTTGCAGCCCACTGATCAGCAACAGCCTCGACTGTGGCGTCCTGTTCGCCTTGGTGAAAAATAATTGCCTTTAAATCTGGCCTTAATCCGGCCTGCTGAAAGACCCTCATAGCCTGCCACCATGATCGGCCGGCAACGCTGAACCGCCTTAAACCACTGTTTTGATTGTCGACATTCGCGGTAGGTGACCAATAACCGTTTGCTGTGGCTTGGTAAGTCATCCATGTAGAACCAAGGGCTACTTTTACGATATAAACAGAACCCCCAACCCGGTCGATATATTCTTTACCAAGTGTAAGTTCAGGGCCGAAAGCCACTGCCGCACTGGCCGGTTCGTAGTAATTATGGTTATTCGTGGTGATGTCAATAGTTTGGAATTCCGTACCCCAGGTAGTTGTCCCGGCCCAAATATTAACCCCAGGCATAGCTCCGTCATATTCAGCAGGTACGTTTACATCAAGTGTGCCCCTATCACCTCGTCCTCCCGCATTGGATTGACCGCCTAACCAAATTGTCGCAACCGGTGAGAGGCTTGTCCATGTTGGGATGGACATCGAGTATCTAGCGTTAAGGTATGCGTATACCTCGTCCAGTTCGATCATTGACAGACTTCTGTCCCAATATAAAAGTTCTTGAAAATCCCCGTTTAGTCCTCGGTATTCTGTACCTATTGAAGCATCAGCCGAGGCGTTGACCATTGTAGCCAATGGCATGTCATCAAGAATAACCCCGTTAAGCATCGAAACCCGATGCCCGTAACCGTTGTTATTCACATAACAGGCCGTTGATCCCGCTTCTGCCGTGGTGTTATTTGTCCCGGCTGTGTGGTAAACAAAAAGCCGGTTTACCGTTTCGTATCCAAACCAATAGGAGTTAAAAGGACTTGCGCCTTCATGGCCGAAAAATCCCATAGTAGCCCCTGCGGCCCGGAGTCCAATTACGACTACTGTACCTGGCCATCGGTTAATGGATAGCGAACTGTTAAATCTTGCAGTCGAATTACCGGTTATTTTAGCTTGACCGTTTGCAGCCGTTCCGATTGTTACTGTGCCAGCGGCTTGTGTGAAGTCATTATTGTTTGGACTTAAGTCCTCAAGAACATAAGATCCTGATGATCCTGTAATATTATCAGCTCTTAACCAGGCGTTAACATCATCAAAAACCGAAGGAGGTTCAGGGACTACAGTAGTACCTCCGGTGACTATGGAAACTACAGGTATCTGCGCATAGCTCGCAAAATAAAAAAGCGATAGAAGTAAAAAAATGTATCTCATTGGTTGCTTATTGCTCTCCATCTTGAACTTGTTCCGTCATACATAAAAAACCTTCCTTGCTCCGGAAGGATAGTAATATCAGCATTCAATTGAAATCTGTTCGCTGCCGTACCAGTTGCCCCGTCATCGTCTTTAATTACTAAGTTCTGAGCGCCTATGTTAAAGATTATCAACATCCTCCCATCAGCACCGCCAGCAACAGATGTTAAATTTCTTGAAGCATCAGTGCTTAATCTTAATGTAAGCGCCCGAAGGTGACCGGTTGGTGCGTAGTCATCTGTATTTGCCGCTAATTGAGCTGGTGATATATCAGAATTAAAAACCACCTGCCCCGATGTGTTATTAAATGCTACCTCTGTACCTGCAATGTTTGACGGTGTTGTAGGATCGTAAGTAAATCCACCCGCTGAAGTTGCTGCCGCTGTGTATACAGGTGACGCATGAAAAGTATAGTATGGACTTGTTGACGTTGTGACGTTTACGGTTGGTGATGCTTTGTAGTAATAAAAAGTAGGTGTTCCTCCTGTGGTTGATTGAAACGTCATCATTGTGGAAAGTGTACCTAAAGCAATCCTGGTATTTGAGCCACTACTTTGTGCGTCAGTTCCTGAGTAGAAACCAAGGAAAGGAATTCCGGAGGTGCCAGAAGCATTTGCAGCAAACGTCATATTAACCGCTGTTTGTGCTGGTGTTAAACCGTCAGATGTTCTAAATAGTCCAGCAGGGAAATCTACACGCCCAACCATAGCGTAAGAATCATCTCTAACGCTGAACATAGAATTAGTAAAATTATTATTGAACACTCTCAAGCCATAAGTTCCGGAACTTGTACCGCTTCCAGTGGTCCTTATCTGTCCTCCAAAACTTGCTGCCCATGTATTGGTTAATGTCATGGATGTGCCCATAATAGGAGGCCCAGTAACATCTAAAGTTGATGCGTTAGTTATTGTAGTCGCTCCGCCTGTTGAAGCGTAGGTAGGTGCTTGAATCCTGAAAGCTCTTTGGGTCGTTATCGTTCCGGATGAAAACTGAACAGTCCGCGCAAGGTTAAAATTAATATCCGTTGCCTCTGTTGAGGCTGTAAGAGTCGTGTGCGCCCCTGCTGTAAATAATAATCCCACAGGACTACCTCCAGTATGAACAGCTTGTGTAAATGTTTGAAAGGTATTTGTAGAAGACTCTGCCGCCTGTGTCCATGTGGGTTTACCTGTAATTGTCGGAGTTGTTACCGTTGAACTTCCGGTGAGTTTCCAGTACTTTGTGTCAGGGCCATTCGTGTAGTCAATCGCAATATTTCCGGAGCTTGCATCAAAATCTGCTGCTGTAAAACTTGCCGCCCCTTTAGTACTGCCGTCTGCTGCTGAATTGGCTATTGTCAACGTTCGGTTTGCGGACAAATCACCACCACCTGAAAGAGGTGAAGTCGTGCTTATTGTTCTGGATGTTGGTACTTTTTCTATGTCCAGTTCATCAATAGCCGCCTGTACTTCTGTTGCTGCAATTGTTCCTGCTGGAGTATTTGTTACCTCGTCAGCTTCATAGTCACCAGATACAGCGACCACAGCACCGGTACGACCGAATACGGAAGAAACATCGCCACCGCCAGAGCTTGCGCCACCGCTTGAAATTCTAAAAGTATCCGAACTAAAATGTATATAAGCAAAACTACTATCTGGTATTTCTAAAGACCCAAAGTAAACCTGTCCATCTGGATCAATGGTAGAAGATGACGTTCTGTTGTTGTAAATAACGAACTGACTACCGTCTACACCAGTTGAAAAGTCTCCTAACGTAACTACGTCAACGTTTTCTTGAAGTACTAAAAGTCTGGACGTATCACCTGGGACTATTTCGAAGTCGTTTACGTGGTATTCAATCGGTAGTTTATTGTGAGTAGTTGATGAACTTGAACCACCGCCAGAGATCATATCAAACTCATCCGTTACAACGTTATACTCTAATCGGTAAACTACATCTGCGGTTATATCACCGTTGATTGTAATTGCACCGAGTGAGTTTACATTAAGTGTACACGCCCCAGATGATGAAGTGTCGAAAATTATACTGAACCCTATACCGCGTTCAGGAGTGCCAGCCGAATAAGCTGTAACATTCGTTATCGAAACCGTATAGGTATCTGACCCCGTTGTTGAATGTGCCTGATAGTCGAATTGCTGCTGAGCAAAAGACCAAATCGCAGAGGTTATAAGTAATAAACTAAGAAGTAGTTTTTTCATTTTATAGTTGTTTCGGTCGTTGTTTCAGTTGTTACTTTTACAGGCTCTTTTGGCTGTCTTAAGAATGGTAGATAATCCAAAACACCTCGGCCAAAAAGAGCAAACAGAATAATGCCAGCAAGGAAATACCACACGTATAAAGGAACATCTGAAACGAATGCAGCTTTAAATACGATTGGTGGAACCATCATCATAGTCCAGTAGACTATTTGTTCATGTGACTCCCAGAATCCATTAGCGCCTTCACCACCCTTTAAGGCAATGCCGCGAAGTTTAACCATCCAATACCAAACGAAAGCTGTACAAGCAACCCACATTATTAATCCGTCAAACCTATCTGCGTTCGTAAAGTGATTAATTAAAAAAGAGTCAAAAAGTTTTTCTATCATATTATACTATTTGTATCCACCAATGAGAAATCAATGTCGGGCTATTCTGCATAGCTTCTATTTTTGCATTAACCGGAATATCGGTTCCACTTATACCAGCATTTGTTCCGACTGAAACCCTGAAGTAATTACCTTTTTTTATCGCACCTGAAGCCCCCGTTCCTCCCGTTGTAGGTAATGCATCAGAACTTAAGTCAACACTTCCACAGTTCACCGCCAAGCCATCAGACACACCGCCAAAAACAGTAGTCTTAAATAATAAACTATCTTTTTGATCTTGTCCGAATTGGCGCATATCACCCTCACTAATTTCTCCTACCGTGTTATCAGGAAATTGTGATCCCGTTGTTCCGTAAAGTGCTTCGTATTCTGTTTCTGTCCTGATTGCCATAATCTTTTATCTATATCCACTGGCACCAAAGCCAGTTGTGAACCCTGAATTATAAGGAGCCTCACCAGTACCGTCACTACCTGGATTGGCGTAAATATCCATAAGTTCATGAAACTCCCCTGAGTAAATACATTTTTTATCGTTTAACGTTACTCCTATAGGTAAATATATTCTATCGGAATCATTCACCTCTTTGAAGACGTTAAGAAAACCAAAGAAATTATCAGCCATAAAATCACATCGCATTAACCGCCATGATCTTTTGTATTGTGCTGCGTAACTCTTTAGAAAAATACCATGTACTTTATCTGATTCTGCAATTCCATACCGCGCCCAATCTTCATAGCCTACCCCGGCCTCGTCTCTTAAATACCCTGAGTAGATAAGATAAGCTGAAAGAATGTTACTTGTCACAAAACTTATTGACGGTGACCCCTGAATAAGTCCAGCGGTAATAGAAAACGTCACTGCGCCAAGTCCAAAATTTGCCTGTGTCGTTATGAGTTCAGAGTAAGAACCAATTATCAAATCTTTTTCAAGTAACAACCTATTACCTACTTCTGCTTTTGCATTTCTTACTACGGTATCAAATGGGTCTTGACCTGATACTAAAAAATTAGCCTGAATTTTGTCAATAGCCATCGGGTAGAACTGAATCCCAATAACTCCACCACCTACAGGTTTTGAAGTTTTAAAAATCCATTGTCTCGGATTATTTAAAGCATGGTAGTCATCGGGTCTAATAATCAAATGCCCTAAAGGGCTATCGGTGTTTTCTTCCAGTTCGTAATAATTAATTCCTGGATTTACTGTTGCGTCAATTAACTCTGTGCGGTATCCGGTCGGAATAACTTGATCCGGTGAATCATAAGTAACAAACGCTTTTAAATCATCAACGTCTCTAAACTGCGCATGATAAGCGTAAGCATGATACACACGAATATCAAAATCCATCCCTCCTAAAGGATCTCCGCTAACAGGTTGTTTCGCTATTATTTCAGTCTCTACGTACTTTGAAAACTCCGTTCCGTAGAACGTTAAAGTGTTTTCATTGTCTGTCCATGTGCCGTCACTTTGTAAATATTGAGTTCCGTATCTCACCATGACACGGAGCTTTATATAAGGCACATCGATTGTATAAATAGTCCCTGCGAATTCTGCGGACGCCCTATCTACTTTGTACCGTATCAAAATTTTAACGGTATTAAGTGTACCCATTTTTAACAAATAGGTCTGACTTTGAATGTAAGCCTCACCAGCGGTTCCAGCTACATCGATGTTATCATCTGCTGAAATAACATAAGCCACATTCCCCGTTCCTATTTGTTCGTAACCTTCTGATAAAGGATAGCCAGCGTTTACAAGGTTCCAGCCTTCTTTGTTTATAGAATAGTTGTATGTGTTAAAAGCAGGGATGTAAAAAGAATTTAGTCTGAAGTCACCATTGTTAAAAATATTTGGCTTTAAACCAAGTGCGTATTTAACAGTGATGTTTCCGTATCCAGGTCTTAACTCCAGGTTCTGAACTGCATTCACAAACTTCACATCATTTCCGTTGGTAGGGAAGTCTAATTCTTTTACTGGGCTGTAAGTTGCGTTTTCAATAAACACCCCGTTAAAATTGAATTCACTGTAAGAATAGTCACGCGTCATTTCTTCAACCCGAACAATATTCCAACAGTTCTCCCACTGAACCAACCGAGCGCCAAAAGGCTCAAGCACTGATCTCAAAACGAAATCTAAAGTAGGCTCCTGCTCTGCCAAGTAGAAACAGTCATAGTCTACATACGCTTGCCGGAACATACTAACGTCAACAACACGCAGTTCAGTAATCTCAACTGTCTTCGGGTCTACTCCTAATAAGTCAAAAGCTTTTACTGAAATATATTGCCCTGTTCCTGTAAGATCAACTGTACCTGATTGTGGCCCTGTAGCGTCAACATCCAAGTTAACAAAATCTACATCTGTCGTTCCGCTACTGTCTGTTATCGCTATTCTTATTCGAACCTGCTCAGACCCAACTACAGTAACATTAAATCCGTACTGAATCGTATAAGTTACACCTGTAGCTTCGTATTCGTAAAGTATTCTTTGCGACTGATTGGCTACACCTGTTTGAACTGTAACAGAAGGGGAACTATCAATAGTCCACGGTTCATTTACAGTTGCGTCATTCGCTCCATCAGCCAAAGTAAAATTTGATCCTACAATCATTCCATCCGCGTACATATTCACCGCTACACGGATATTTAAATTCAGTCTTAAAAAAGACAGGCAGTAAGCAACTAATTTTATCAAACTGACAGTTCCGAAGTATCTTTGTCCGTCATCCTGGATTAAATAAAAATCCTTTAACTCGGATAGTCCATCAGATGAAATAGCCTGAATGCTGTAAGGAGGTGCTTTATATTGTTCGCTGTAAAGTTGTGGTAAAATCTTTCCTGTCCATAAAAGAGTGAAACCACTTCCGAAATCTTTCCAATATTCAACACGGTATAAATTTGGATCATTGGTGTAAAGTTCTGAAAACTGCATATTAGTTTCAGACAGTAATCCAAGCATTCCACGAAGTGAAATCAATGGCTCAAATTTATTCTGCGAACCTTCGGCAGTCATAGACAACTCAAACGCGGTTCCATCACCACAAACTTCTTCACTCGCGCCAACGTAAGACCTTTTATTTACTACAATTCTTGTCTGATTTCCTTTTAAATCATCGTATTCAAATCTGAATCTCTCTCCGAAAGTAAGACCAAAAGGAACTACAACTAACACGTTAACCGCACAGTTGGCAGAGTCTCTCATGTAAATTCGATACGTACTTGGGAGTAGTGCGCTGAATGTGTTTGAAGTTTGTGCGGTTCCGTCACCGTAAACAAAGTCTGAACCTATTTTATACTCTATCGAATTTGTTGAAGTGGCTGTAATTGTAATTGATCCATCTGCAATGTTCTCCGCTGTAGATGAAACGACAGAAGGAACGCCAACGACAATAAGGTCACACGTAGGTGGATTAACAACACAAGAGTAATGATTGGCGTAAAGTTGGTAAGTACCGTAAGGGAATAGAGCATAAGCAGAACAAACCACGTAGGTCGTACTTACGCAAGTAGTAACACCAAAGTCCTGAATGAAAACTATAGCCGGGTCATGTGTGATTAGTGTCGTACTGGTTAATGGCGATCCGTTCAGGTTAACAGTTATACCGTCTGTGTTGAATAATCCTCCGCTTCCCGAAATGTCATCAGTTTCTAAATAAACATCTAATACATCCCCAGCCACAAACTCACCGAATGTATTATTTTGCAAAAATTCATATCGTAATATCTGAACGTTAGCCATTTGCTGAAGTGAATTTTTTGCCGTTCTCGTAATTCTTCATAGAAAGCCATATGTCTTGTCCTTTTAGAACGCCACTTATTTCTACTTGTAATGGCTCAGAGTTTTGTGCTACTCCTGAAAGTGATGATGATCCTGGACTATATCCACCACTGCCCGCGCTACCATTCATTTTAGGGAAACTCTTTTTCTTTGCTAACGTTGCTTTTATAGCCGCACCAGCCGCGACAAGAACAGCGCCGGCCACAATTCTAGCTTGCGGGCTTCCTGTTTGCAAAACAGTCTCGGCTATCCCTGAAGCTATCATTAAAGATCCAAGTTGTTGAGCGAAAGAAGCAAATGCCTCTAATAAACCTTTTCCTAAATCTTTAAAATTACCAGACCCGAAAGCGTTCCCTAACGCATCAGCAATACTTGAAACACCGCTGGCTATCATTGGGCCAATGTCTATCAAATCGTCTCTAAGTGTCTCTCCCGTTCCTTTTAATGAGCCAATGAATTTTTGAATAGAATCATTAAATGAACTGGTGTCTATAGCAGGAACCTTGAAAGCCTCTGCAAACTTTGTCTTTAAATCAGGATCAGAAAATAAACCATATCCTGTATCGGCCTGTAGGTCGAGTATATTTGTTTTTCTTTTCGTTGTAGGGTTTAGTAGATCAAACAACTTACCATGTAACGTATCAATTTCTTTTTGAAACTTCCTGATCTCACTTACTGAGAACGCTTTTTTAAGCGCTTTCTCTGTGTCTGCAATCTGCTGTTCTAAAGTCTCAATTAAACCTGCCGATTCTTCTATTTTATCAGTAGGAACACCATTACCAAACTCCACGGCTTTATCTGTGATAAGTCCGTACATGGAGCTTAACTCAGCTATTGCCTTTGTGTACTTTATTACCGCCTCCTGATCCCCGTCAGCTATCGCGTTATCGCGTAGCGTTTTAAAATATCGTAAAGACTGTTGTACCTGTCTGTCGGTTTGTTTACCAACACCGGAAAACATATCAGCAACATCTTTTACGACACTTGCAATACTTCTTGGAACAATTAAAGCAAGTTTAACCCATCCGGATATAAACTCACCCAACGCACCGTTTTGCGCGTTTAACGACTGTATAACAGAAGTTCCGGCCTGTACGAATTCCCGCAATATTGACGTACTGCTGCCGGCACTTTGCACAAGACCGTCATAAGCACTTGTTAATTTAACAACATCGCCTGTAAGGTTATCCGACATTATATCCGCTGCCTTCTGTGCTGCTCCTGCTGCGGATTGAAAAGACTTTGTAAGCCCGTCTGTCTTCTCTGTGGCGTTGGCTAAAATCAATAATGAAGCGTAAGCGGTTCGCCCAACTTCATCCATTGCATCTGCACCGCTCAAGCCTTTAGCCGCTAACTTTTGTAATTTCTCCGAAAGTGTTCCGCTCTCACCACCAAGATCAGTAATTATCTTTCTTAAGCTGGTTCCTGCCATTGATCCACGTATACCAGCATCGGCCAGAGTACCAAGTAAAGCGGTTGTTTCTTCTAATGAAATTCCAGCCTGCGCGGCAACAGGAGCAACGTATTTCATCGCCTCACGGAAGTTCTCAAGTGATAATGCTGTAGCATTGAACGACTCAGCCATCACATCCACAACCCTTCCTGTCTCTGCTGCATCCAATCCAAACCCGCGAACTGTAGACCCAGCTACGTCAGCCGATTTTGCCAGATCTTCGCCCGTAGCGGTCGCAAGTAATAAAGTTGCTTTGGTAGCCGCTAATATTTCGGAAGTAGAAAAACCAATTCGCCCGAATTCTGTTTGAAGATCAGCTACCTGTGCGGCTGTGAACTTTGTAGATGCCCCAAGTTTAAGTGCGCTTTCTCTTAATAATTCAAACTCTCTATCCGTAGCACCTGTAATAGCCTTGACGGTAGAAAGCTTTGACTCAAATTCTGCTATTGAGCTTATTGCATCTTTAAAAATTCCTCCAACTTGGAAAAGCCCAAATGACAAACCAGCGGCACCGGCCAGCTTTGTAATACTTCCTGTAAAGTTTTTGAAATTAGATTCTGCCCGACCTAATGCCTGGTTAAATTCGGCTGTGTTAGCGGCAATCTGTACCGCCATCTTTGCTAAAACTATATCAGCCACCTTTTTTCAGTTTAGATCCGAATTTCTTTTTCATTTTCTCCATCAAATCAGGATCAACATTTACATCCACCTTTGTATCGTATGGCAGACTAAAGAAGTCTTTCGGCTCGTATGCTGTCGGTTTTGTTCGCTTATCCCGGTTTGCATTGGCGAACAACGCCATGAAAGACCGGGTAAGTTCTATTTGTAATTCATGATCTCTTGCACGTATGTTTTGTTTCACTTGAATGCGACACATCCAAATAGACCATTCATAAAAATCCAGACTCCAAAACCATTTCGAACTTTTACCAAGCTCTATAATAGCAAGCGCGTGCCAGTCTTCTATTGTTGTGCTGCTTGCCCCGTCATCGGGGCTTTCATGTTTTTTAGTGTGTAAGAGTTAAGCAGTTCAGTAAGCATTATCTGAGACTCTTGAAACCCTATCTCATCAAGCCAGTCGCAAACGTCAGATTCGTTAAAATCTACTTCCTGTTTTTTGCTTATTGCGTAGTGCTTCGCGCACGCAAAATAGAATACAGACAGAAATTTCAACGGCTCGTCTTTAAGAGCTGCGAACAAACTCTCAATAGTCTTCAAATCCGATATCTCAGAAATGATTTTAAAAGTATATGTCCCGAATCTGAACCCGCGTTCTACACCATTGATTTCTTTGACTATCATGTGTTATCTCCTTTGGTGATCGTTCCTGTGATCTGGAAAGTAGCGCTGAAGGTTGCCGCTGTGTTTACCGCTGCCGCACCACCCAGGTTTGTAATCACTACTTCAGCTTCCAGGTAAAAATCACCGATGGAATCAGAACTCCAACGCGCTGTTAAAGTCGTTCCTGCAAGGAAAGCTGTTGTAAGATCCTCAACCCCGTAAGTGGCGTCAAACTTCCAGATACCTGTTACGGTAAATGTTCCGTCCGTACCTCCCACGGTGTACTGCTTAGCGCCTCCGTTATCCTTACAGGTGGTTTCAATAATCTCACGTGTAAAGTCAAATGCTGCGTCTGTTGTGCAGACTATTGGGTTGCCTTCCATGTATAAAAGGAGAGCATTACCGCTTACTGATCCTGTTGTTGCCATTTCTTATTTTGGTTTAAAAAAGTCTGTCTTCATCTGTTTAGGTGGAAACCCACCTTTATATTCTTCTGCTATTCCTGATTTGATAAGTTGCTCAGCTTCTTTACGCATCCGGTTTGTAACTTGACCTTTCGCCAGCTTCTTACCGGTGTTCATTGTCCAGGATTTTAAGAGTCTTACCATCATGTCAAACTGCGTTTATGTAATGCTGAATAATTTGCTATCCTTACCAACTTCTGAGCTTCTTTATCGAAGCTGTCATAGTCACCTGTGAACCAAATACGATCAAAGTTTATCCCGTTGTCCGTCACTGACGTTTTATTGTCAAGTGCTATACGGCAAGCTTCATGAATATCGTCTATCAGTTCGTAGGTGTCTCCGTAGATCAGCAACTGGAAATTTGATGTATCCAAATCACTTCCCTGTCCTTTCATCTGTAAAGGAGTGCCAGGTGTTTTAGCTGCAATTATGTAAGGAGCTGTTTCACCTTGCGTTGCAACTACAGGGTAAATTTTATACTCTGAAGACTGCGCAGATTTATTACCGACTAATGTCGTGACCGCGCTGGCATCTAAAAGTATTTCAATTACTCCCTGAATCATTTTATAAAGTTTGAACCAAGTTCACGTTTCATTCTCGCCACTAATTTTTTACCGATCTGTGTTGCAATTCCGCTTTCAACCTGAACCTTTGTTTGTTGAAATGCTGGCTCTGCAAACTTTTTAACCGGCATTACTCCACGGTTCGCACCGCGTTTATTCTTTCTCTGCTTTGTGCCGTACTCATTCAAGTGCCCAGCAAATCCTTTGTATCCCCTCTTCCGTCTTGGACCAACTACGACCTCACCGATTGCGTTGGATTTCTTTATAGGTGTCTTCGTTCCTCCGATGGAGTTCTGAAGGTTCTTAGTAAGTCCCACCGGGGCGAGTGATCTTTCACGTTCAATAAGAGGCTTTGCCGCTGCAAGGTGAGCCGCTCCGAGTATGGAATGATTCAATTCTTTTCCTAAGTTCTTTAGGACGTTGTCAATTCCTTTATCGCCTGTTATTGAAACTGAAATCATGTTATTACCACCGATACACCTTTTTCTTCTGTCTTCAATACCAAAAATCTCTTTCGTGAAACTTCTGATATGTTCAAAATGTCGTACTCAAATCCACCGTATACTATCCGGTAAGTTGGAAGCATTGCCCTATACCGAATTGTAAACTTCACGTGTTTTATCTCCGTGAGTTTATCAGCTTCATAAAGCTCTGTACCGTCTTCACTCTCTCTTACGTTCGCCCAGACTTCCGCTACAGTTTGCCAGGTTTCGATTTTATCTTCGTTGAACTCATTTCCTTCGAAAACCTTCTGCTGTATCGTAATCCTTCTGTCGAGTTTACCAATTTGTTCTTTAGTAGCCAGCATCTTGATAAATTATATATGGCTGAATCAAATCATCTTCTCCTAAAGGAACTTCATGCGTAAGCGATCCTGTTATAACACTCTGACGGTTTTCGTACAAGTGTCCAAGTCTGAGTAAAACAGCACTTTTTAAACGTGCCGGTACTTCTGCTGCTGTGTCACCATACCCTGCATCGTATTCAATAGTTACCGCGTTAGGTCTGCACTTTATCGCAGGCCAGTAGTTTTTAATTACTATCCTTGCAATTGGTGAGTGTGTGTCAACCCAATATTCAGAACTTAATAAAGTCTGCTCTGCTTCATTTTCATCGAAGTACTTTATAACCACTGAGTCTTCTTGTACCGGGCCGTTTGGTATTTCGATATAGTTGCACACCGGGAAGTAATCAAGTTTCATTTCGCGGCTTTGAGTGATCAAGCTTCTGCCTGTTCTTTCTTCAATTCCTTCACGAGCTGCCTGTATCCATATATCGAGTAAGTCATCTTCCTCCGCGCCTGGTTCTAATTTTAGATCCAGTTTGGCGATGTCATCCCTATCTATAGGTTCGACCGATGGTGGTGTGACTACTATGGATCTCTTTACTCTCATTTTCTCAAACTAAGAATAGCTGTTTTTTCATCTTCACTAAGTCCTGAAATTACTTTTTCAATACTCTCCTTGTGTCCGTTGTTTGGATTAAAGGGCCATAAGTTATCTCTACTCTTTATGTCAATTCCTACAGGTGATTCACTGTTGACCTGCTTTACCAAAACTCCTTTTTTGAATAGCATGAAGTTTGAATTATTATCCAATCCTCTGTTTATGTTGTCAGGCCAAAGCCTGTACCTTGATTCTCCAACAACCTCACCAAGTCCGGACGATTCCATTTGATGCGCTTCACGATCAACAAAATATCCAGTATCACCGACACATAAACTATCAGTTGATGTAATCATTTCTTGCTTTGCGACAAATGGAACTGTTTTCATCTTTTCTAAAACATCCCTCCTTATAGCTCTACCAAGACCGTAAAACGTTTTGGACTTAAACGTTCTGCACTCACTTGTTTCTGAATTGATATGTGCGAAATGATTTATAAAAAGCATTTCAATGTCAAAATATGGTTTGTACAATTCAAGAAACTCACTTGTCAAAACATCGTCACTTCCAAGTTCTACGATATAATCCCATGACTTTTTCAACGCTTCATTAAGTCCGAAATTTTTCTTTTCTCCAAGCGGTAAGTTTTTATAAAAGCAATAATCAACACCGTATTTTTTACAAAGTGGGATCATACTTTCTTCCGAGATAACAGCCAGAAATTCCATAGGGAATAAACCGGTGTTTTTCAACCGGTTTAACCCCATGAAACATATTTCTGTTATCTCTGGCCTTTTCCATACTGCTAAGTAGAAAAGCAACCTCATTAGGTCATTTCGAAATACTTGATCGCTGTGTTGTCTTCCACAAATGAATCCATACGAGCAAGACCAACGAATGCAGTTTGGTCAAACTCTGCATATCGTTCAGTCAACCTACGGAGGCTGAAGTCATTGACTCTACGGATTGTGAAGTTATTCCAATCACCGTAAGCAATTACCTTGTTACCAGTAGCAAGACTTGACGCCATTGCATTGTTCAAGAAATAAGGCTTACCCAAAATAGTATCAGGGGCACCATCACGGAACGAAGGAACCCACAATTGACTGTTGTAGTTTGTTCCGATTGTCAATTTCTTGATAGCATTCAAGATATTTTGATGCATTGCCCAAGCAGTTTTGTTTGAGTTCTGATAAGCAATGTCGAGTGAATCCTGAAATGTGATCAATTCGCTTGACGTGATTGCTGTAGCTGAAGCGCCAAGCACAAAGCCCTGTGAAGATCCTGTAATGTATCCTTGAGGTTGAGAAGTTCCTGAACCTGTTGTGAAATAACTGTTTGTTATTCGCGCTACACGTTCAGCAAGTTTCTTTGCCAGGTATCCTTCAAGGTCTACACCATTGTCTTGTAAAAGTTCTGCTGAAACTTTAATCATCTTGCTTGAAAACTTATACGCACTCAGGTTGTAAACTGAGAACACCAAGTCGGCAGAAGAAGATGAAAGATCTGAGTTTTCACCAATAAGTTCACCTGTGTTCGATGTGTCATCGTTGATAGGGAAAGGCATAAGGTTACCGGTAGCTGTATCCAAGATGTTAGCCCAATTCAACAACTGAGAAATGAATTTCATTTTCTCGATTATGCGGCCTCCAAATCCTTCCGGAATAGTGTATCCACCCGCTGTAGTTGTGGTTGATTGAGCGCGTGTTTCAGATGCTTTCGCTCTACGTGTGCCGAGTAATGATCTTTCCTCAACGGTCAGACCTTCGAAACCGTGACGCATCCATAGTTCGAAAATTTCAGCATCTCTTTGTATTACATTGAAAATACTTCTTTCTTCTTCATCAAGAGCTGTAAAGCCTTGCTTATTTGCTTTAGCAAAAACTTTACCACGTCTTTCATTTGTGGCTACATCAGGCCCGGCAAATTTCTTTTCCTTCTGTTCTGAGTGTTCTTGTTTAACACCTTCACGAACAATTTTTTCGGTAGCTACGCGCTCTTCCCTGTCAATAAATTGAAGCCGCGTATTTATACCTTCAAGTTCTGCATCCCATGCGTCAAACTGACGATTTTCGTCAGCGGTCGGAGTTTTGTCTGCACGCTTTCTTACTTCAGCAAACGCGCCCTCCATTTGAGAAACAATCTGCCCTTTTTTGTCGAGCAAACCTTTTTTTTCTGCGTTCATATTGTTTTTAATTTTTTAAGTTTCAACTCCCTCTGTCTGAGTTCCAAGCCGAGGGCTGGCTTGTTTTCTGTATATGATCTTGTCCCTACAGTGGTGTCCGGATAAGCCGGGTATGTAACAGGGGAAACGTCATAAAGTCTTTCTACTTTCCGGATGGTCCGGATACTTGGTTTGTCTTTGTTATGCTCCCATTCCTGGGTTCTTACAGTGAATGCAAATGAGCTTTGAGAAATTATCTCATCTTTAATAAGTTGCCTAAGGTCATTTGCAAGCGTTGTGTTTGGTAGTTTGATACGGTATTTAAGACCTGTGCTGTCTTGTGTGAGTTTTACGTTAACGCCATTGCGACCAATAACATGATTATGGTCATGGTTAAATAACGCTACGGCATCGTCATTAAGTACCTCATCAAAAGCCCCTGGCGCAATGCGTTCAAGCCATCCACCGAAGTCTTCAGAATCTTTGTTAAAGACTGCCGCATATCCTTCAATCACATTTTCGTCTTTAGTCCCATCGCGTTCTTCGAATGAAACTTTGGATGAAAAAAACCGTCTTTCTTTATCAGTGTTTGCCATTTCCGTTTAATTTTTCGTTAGCGAACATATCTAACTGCTCGTTTGTAAGTCCGTATTTACCTTCCAATATCTTTTGAATCTCAGGGAGTGAGTATCTCCTGTTTCTTTTCGCTGTCGGTGCTGCTTTGGGCTGCTTTAACATCTGTTCCTGAAGATCGATAGGAACAGTAGCGCCTTGTATAAATAACTTGTCAGATCCTTCAATGAACGGATCATTATTAAGCGCACGTATTTCAGCAGGTGTTTTTACACCGTTTTGTATGTATTTGCTGAAAGCCTCTGCTTTTGTGATCGTATCGGTTCTCAGGTAAGCATCCCAATTGAATTCCAAATACATATCCTCTTCACTCGGGAGAGTCAATAGTTTGGTGTTGTGTTCGTTCTCAAACTTTGAACCAATAGGTGCCATTGTATCCTGAAGAAATTCTATAGCTTGCTGCTCAACATTGTTACGTGTGGCTGCACTCATATCTGCCAACTTGTAAAGCGGTACTCCTGTCCACCTGGAAATCTGGGCTACGCCAGCCTGAGCTGTTCCTAAAAATTCCGCTTCTGATGGAGCAACTGAAAGTTCTTTGTAATCCCATCCAGGAGGTAACGCAACATCACCGTTGTTTGCTTTGGCTTTATTGTATGAATTTATTAGATCCTGTCTTTGTGGGTCTGTAACTTGTTTAACACCTTCTTTTGGAAGGAAAAGCCCCATCGGTTTCCCGCCTCCTTTAAAAAACTTGCTTCCGTAGTTCCGGGTGTTCATTTGAAGGTCAAAATCTTCCTGAGCTTTTTGAAGTACTGACTTCCTTTCGAAATTAGGTACATCAATCATTCGCGAAGCAGGTACCGCGTCCATTATGCCTTTTACTTTGTAGGCTATTCCGTCTGATGTTTCATAAACTGTAACATCTTCGAATTTCAGATAAATAAGTTCTTCAGCCCGGCCAATACCGTTAAAACTGACCATTGAATAGTGTGCCCCACGGATATCGTACTGACCCATTGCCTTTTCAAGGAACACGGTTTTGGTATACTTGTCATTCACCCGCTTGGAAAACATACGGGCTACCGGGTGTTCCGATGGTCTTACCTCCACCCTTCCGGTAGGGGTCTTTTTGTACAGTTTATAAGGTAGGGATGAAAGAACACCTGATTTAATAACTACAGCCCGGTAAAAAGCAGATAGTGTAAGGGATGCATCATAAGAAACGGGGCCACCTCCACCTAATACTTGATCAAGTGTAAAGCCGTTAATAGGTACACGAGGATTTTCGAGGTTTACGCCTCCGGAACGTGTGTCCCAAACGTATCTATTGAAAAAATCTTGGAATACCGCCACGGTGCGAATGACCGCATTTGTATTTTGGGTATTAGTAAACTTTGTTAACTTTGTTAAACCGCCCCTTAAAAATGGAAAGACGAACATTGTTTGATGCTTTCGAAAGAGTTTACGAAAGCCACCTTTCAACCGACAGAAGCAGGGGAGAATCATTTGAATTAGCAACTGCTGAGTATAGAAAAAACTTTGGTTTCGATCCTTACAAAGACTTTGATAGTTTTAAGTCAGTCAGAAGTAGAAAGCACAAAAGGAAATAAAAAAGCCCCGTTTCCGAGGCTTTTAAAACTACACCTACCGACCAATCAAAAGCAATATTTTCTATAAGCTGAAACGGGAAGTATCCCGAATTTCATTAATAACCAGAAAACGGGTTTCAGCCTCTTAAAGTTCGTCATTTTGTAATCAGATCTCAATCCGATTGGATAAGTATTGTACAGATCAATTATGTGATCTTTTCTTTCTCCCAGGTCATCCAGGTTAAATTCTGCCGGTGTTGCAAGTATTTCACGTGCGTAGGATTTTGTCATTTTCCCCTCGCGGATGTGTGCGCTTAAATACGTTCTGCGTTTATCTATGCCGAACTTTTTTGGTAACACGTAGTTTCCAATGAATGCAGTGTAAATATTCTCGTTGTGCTTGCCTCCGTAATCCTGCCAGCCGATTGCTTTCAGTTTTGAAATAATCTCATAACGTCCGTGTTCGTCATAATGGAATGGTCGGATTTGACGGATGCCGATTATCGCGCCCCAAATCTGATCCCACACGGTAAGAAGTGGATAGTTTTTCAAATCCTTACCATGCCAGTGTTTATAAACAGAATTCAGATAAGTATAATCGATAACGCTCCAAGCCTTAGGGCTTGATCCCTCCTGACGGAATGAATGACCGTTCAGAATTGTTTTAATGCCGTGATCTTTTGCGGACTTGTACATGAGCTTTGACATTACTACGTCATTTGCGATATCAGCATCAGGTACGCCAGCCATTAACAACGCATCGGTTAAATCATCGTACTCTTTTTTGTCAACAAAATACTCAATGAAATTCACGTTAAGATGATCGCGCAAAACTTTGATGTTGTTGTCAGCTTCAGGTCTGTTTGTTCTGTTGTTGAAGTGAATTACCAGAGGGCGAAGGTTCCATACTTTGACAGCCAAGTAAAGTAAAACTGAACTGTCTTCGCCTCCGGAAATTCCTATAAGGCAATCATACTGTTTGTTAACTCCTTTCTCTTTGATGTCCTGAAGTACACCGGGCCATGCGTTGGGGTCAGCGTTCTTGCGTAGTTCGTCTTGTAATTTACAATATTCACAAATACCATCTTCGTGAATCTTTGCAATGCTGGAATCAAATAAACAAATTTTACACTCGAAAAACATTTTGTTCTTCTCAATTTCTAAATCAACTTTCTCAAGTATTTTCATAGGTTAAATGTTAAGCCATTCGTTTTTATGATCCAGACTGTCCCAAACATCCATCGCTAAATCTCCATTAAGTTTTCCGATGTTCACTTTGTTCTGCTCTATAAGGTACGCAACATCTTCGACAGTTTCAAAAGGTTTGCAATTCGGTAGATTTAAAACGTTTGTTATGACTGGCATACCGCGTAATCCCATTTCAATAACTGACCCGGCACCGCCAGCGAAAGGAGAAAGACACAATCCAATATGACAGTCGTTGTAGTATCCATCACGTGCGTAAATCCATTCTTTCTGCGTGTGTTTTCCGTCACCGATAACAATATCATACCCGCCTAATCGAAGTGCATCAATCATTTCTTTGCCGTGGTAGTTCTCAGATGATCCTGGACAGTAAGCGTAAATTTTTGGCCCGAGTAATTGAGGTGAAACTTTATTCATCGCATGGGATGGAGGTATTAATATAATATCAATACCATGCTTAATAAATCGTTCGTAAATTTTTGGATGCGCTGTAAAGTGTCTTGACATATTCACCGATGCATAGTTAAACTCATAATCAAGTGCATCTTGTCCAGTCCATAAAATTAACTTTTCTCCTTTGTGATTAGCGATCATTACAATATCTTCATACCTGTAGCACCCAATGAATAAAGATGGCTCTGAATTATTGCAGTACTGATCAAGTGAATACATATCATGAAAAGGAAAATCCATAATGGACTTAGACACGTATGCCTGACTGATTCGCATAAAGTTCTTTTTGTAGTTGTAAAGCTTCCGGAAAGTAATTTAAAAATTCAGTGGTATCACTGATCTTGTCAGACGGCAATAAATTATTCCAATGTTGATCGAATTTGTGTTTATTCTCCCACATAGAAGTTGATATACTCACGGCTTTAAGTCTTTCATCCCTAACCATAAAGTCGTGTACACCAACTTGCGCACATTTATCTTTCATGCTGCGATCAAGTGAACTGTTCTTATCATCATGAAATGGTTTCCAATGAATTTTTTCGAGTACATCACGACCAAGTAAGCGACCTATCCCAATGGTTTCATTTGATCTTTCGCCTATATATCCATTCCAATTTACTAACCTTATTTTAGACTGAATGTCCATGAAGTGGCAACCAGGTACACCAGCCATACCATGAAGGTCTACATAGGGTTTGAGTAGCTTTATCCAATCGTTGCACACCCAATCAGAAGACCCAACGTATAGCACTGCATCAGGATTAAACCGCTTCGCGGCAACAAATCCAGCGTTCCACTTTGCCCCGAGAGGTGAATTTTTGAAAGGAACCCATACAGCTCCAGATTGTTCACAAACTTGCTTTTCATGCAAGCCATCACCCACACAAATTACTTTGCAGTCATTTTTTTGGATCAACCTTTTTATAGTGTAAGGTAATAAAGGTACACGACCATGCACAGGAATAACAGCCACAACCTTATAAGGTGTCGGGCAGGTTGCTAAGTCATCATCAGCACTCATCTTGTTTCTTTTTTGATTTTGAAAGTTGCGTTCTGTGCTTTCTTCTCAATTTCCTTCTGTTTTTTTGTTTTCTTTTTATCTTGTTTCATAGTGCTATAAAATCTGTTCCTACTTTAATTTCCTCTGCTTCATTTGTCTTCCACTGACTAATCGCGTTGATAGCTGCGTAAATACCAACTACTTTGCTTCCTGATTTCTCTAATCGGATATCGTTGTTTTTTCTCACCGCCATGCAATTAGAATTCATCCACGCTAAGATAGGGTTTCCAAAGTGTTCGCACTTCCCTGAGGTGATAAGTTCCTCCCATATTAATGTGGGTGTAGTGATCTGCTGCGATCCGTGGGACTGGTTGCCTGACTGATACCCGGCTTTAATCAACAACTGCACTACATCGTTGTTCACCATGTTATTACGGTAAGCAAAGCTGTGCATATAATACTTTCCTATTTCATGCGTGAGTATCTCAAAAATCTTCTGGTTATCGAACACGTTTCCTAAATCCGTGTGGATCAATCCAGCCTTAACCCAATCACTGTACTGATCACTTTCGTTGCTCTTTCGGTAATCATCCGGCATCCAAAAAACAGGCTTAATAACCGTTACACCTTTGATGTTCGGAAACAGGAAAACAAAAGCATTCATGTACTTCGCTCCAACTATTTCTATACCTCCGTAACACTCCTGCCCGAGTAAATCTTCTTCTGTAATACCGTGGGTATTTTTATTCCAAACTTCTGCCTGGATAAATACCTCAGGAGAGTCAACCCACATATTAAAGTTTAGTGTCTTGATCTCGACTTCTTTCGTGCCTCCGTAGGTCAGCGCATCGTTTAATTGCTCACGTAAGAACTCCCGCGAAACCGATACCTCAAGATTTGGCGCACACTGTCTCCATACCTCTTCATTATCTAAAAGCCACTGAATAGTAATAGGCTGATCTTTGCCGTCCTCTCCTTTCGGGGGATCGATCTCGTAAATAATAGGTAGGTAGTTATCTTTTACGATAGCCCCGTCAAGTACCTGGATACCTACTTTTCTAAGCTCCCGGTAACACGGCCCGTCCATGTTAAAACCTGCCGTAGTGATGTAGAACATCAGCCTTTCCCTACGTGCTGCCATTGACGTCTTAATCGTTCCACTGGCCCCATGATCCTGACTTAATCCGAACTCATCCACAACACCTAAAGACGTATTTACACCGTGTTTCCCGCCTGACGTCTTCAGCTTTTTATCCCCAGATTCTTTAGAAAAAGCCTTTATAAACCCGTTCCTTTCCTCGTTAATAACCTCTGTGATGTTCTCTTTATACCGCATCAGCCGGATAGTGTCATCATCCAGCATGGAGGAAACAGATTCCTGTGAATGCTCGATCATGCGCCCGGCCATGTTCACACAGATTTTAGCCTGATCTTCGTTATTTGCCGCGGTGAAAACCTTAGGAGTGTTGACTTTAGGATCTGCTAAAAGGTGATCAAGCATAAGCCCTGCCGCCATGGTGCTTTTACCCTGCTTCTTGCTCACCTGGACAAAGACCTCTGTAAACCTCCGTGTTCCGGTGTCTTTCCGTATCCAGCCGAATATCTGCTCAAAAATAAACCGCTGCCATAACTCAAACTTCAGCGGAACACCGGCCCAAGCGTCTTCCCACTGGCAGAGGTTTTCTTCACAAAATTCCGGCATCCGAACAGCTTCTTTCTCATCAAAGTAGATGTCATCCCGCTTTAAATCGTTCAGAAATCTACGCGCTGCCTGTTTGATCAACCGGCCCGTTTCCAGTTCGTTTTCGGGTGCTAAAACCCATTCAGCATACTTTTTTGCTAAACTCATAATTTCACTCCGAGACGAACCGCATTTATTTTAATAAAAGTGTACATTCTTTGAAAATCAACCTGCTTTCATGAACCTAGCGGCACCCTTCGCCTTCTCTTCTGTCTTCAAGGCTCCTATGATCTTGCTCCGATCCGCAGGATTAAGCCCGAACTTACCCGAGTGCTTCAATATGTTCTGATACTCATTCTTCATAACCGTGTACTCCGGACTGATCTGCGAATACTCCCCGCCCTTCTCCGTAGTAATTGTCATCTTTATCCCTTTGTCCGTACAATATTTGGCACACTCCGCATACAAAGAAAAACTGTTCGCCAACATCGACAATTCAAAGTCGTCAACGCTCTCCATTTTCATTTTCAAACTACAATGCTTCTTCAACTCTTCGAAGATTTGTCTACCGTCTTCACTCAAAAAACCGTTAAATTCCTTCATTTTAGCCATATTTTAAACTAAATCTTTAGTTACCTCCCCCTTACCTTGCTTTGCGCGAACAAAAAAAGTCGAAAG